TAGTAGGTGGTGGCATTGTGCGCTGATATCTCCCATGCGATCACTTCCACACGGGCGTAGCGCGCGTTGAGTGGCACGACGCTAGTATCCGAGTCACTAGTCCAGATTGAGACGGTGTTGCCGTATGCGTAGGCCGACGTTACTGCTGAAATGTATGCGTTGGCCGCTGTGTAGTACCGGATCGTCCGATTGACCTGGACGCCCGCGGAGCCGACCCCGGGGATGCCTAGCGCCGCCTCAATTATTTCGAGCGTCAGTTGTTCACCCGGAGAAACAGGAAAGGCGTCGGTTGTGAGGCAGACGTTGTCGGTCGATACGGTCCCTACCGTCGCGAACTTGCACTCGACGTAGTGACCGCCCGGCCATGCCGCGTCGGCCACGACAGTAGCCGTTGCGGCGCCGCTTGACCGCCATACCGTCCAGAAGGGCAGCTTCGACGTATGGCCCGCGGCATCGTCCCGGCTAGTGCCCATCGGCAATACGCCAGCGGTAGCGACCGCGAACATGCTGTTGTAGATGCCGGAGGCGATAAAGTCCGACCAGGACCCCGCGAAGCCCGCCGATGTCAGGACCGTGTTCCCTGCCGCGTCTTTGAGAGTGATACCAGACGAGCTAATGGTGACCGTGCCACCTACGTTGACGACGTTGGCGACGATGGCGGTAGCGGCGATGGCGGCAGCCTCGAAGGAGCCCGCGTACAGGTGCGAGCCGTCTGAGTCCACAACCCAGCTCGTGCCGTTCGAGATGTAGAGCATTCGATCCGTCGTCAGGACCAGTCGGTAGCCGGACGGAAACGCGGCGTCCGGCATCGTCGGCAGGCTGTTGACGATGGGAATACCAACGAGGCGATTCGCGAAGTCGAGCGCGACCTGATTCGCGAGGCCCGCGTCAACCTGCGCCTGGACGGGGACCGCCTTGTTCGCGATCTTCGCCATGGTGCCGCCGAGTGTCGCCGGGCGGTCACCGAACGCCACATCGAAGCTCACGTAGCTGTCGGCCATAGTCGCGCCAGCCTGGATGAGGCGCGTGGTGACCGAGACAATCGCGAACGGCGCAGCGGCCAGGCCATCGTCCGCGCTGGTGATGTTGATCGACATCCCGCCGCGGAGTCCGGGCTGGTAACAAGTGAACGAGCCCGGGTACTTCTTGGAGTTGGCCGCGATGAACGCCGCGCCGTAGGAATTGAGCGTGGCCTGGACCGTGATCCGGTCGTCACGCTGAAACGCCTCGCGCCGGCCGTTATCGCCACAGGCCGCTGCAGTCGCGGCTATCGAAGCCGGGTCGGTGTACCACGTCGGCACGGCGTCTCCGCCCTCACCGGGGATGTAGAGCACGGCGTTCTTGAGGTCGATCGAGTCTTCGGGCAGCGACAGCCCGTCACAGAAGAAAGTCGTCACGTTGTCCGCGGAGTTGACAGAGACAGCGAACGGCGCGAGCTCCGACTCGGTCAGGAAGTAATGCAGGTGCTTGGAGTAATCGACGTACCAACTGGCGCCCGTCAGAGAGCAGAGCGCGTCCATGAATTCGGCGAGGGTATTGCCGAGATACGTCGCTGTCGAGGTAACGGTCGTCGCAAGGACCTGACATTCGGTGCCGATGATGACGCCCTTCGTGCCGTGCGCCGCAAACGCCGCGGTGATGATCTGCTTATCGGTTAGCCCGGTGAGCGTCGGTTCGCTGTCGATCACATCCATGCCCGGGAGCACGGTGTAGTCCTGGCACTCGACATCGACCACGCGCCATCCCGGAGTGCTGGGGACCGGGGTCACGGTCTTGACCAGGCCCGCGTAATAGGTCGCCGCCAGCGCCACATTGCGGAAGCTGACCGGGTTCTCGGCGACGATTGAGAAGCTGCCGGTCGCGCCTTCCGCCCTGAAGCTCATGGTCCCGCATTGCCGATAGGCGGTGTTCGTCACCGTCGGCTCGCCCGTCACGTGCATACCGCTCAGGAGATCGACGCCGTTGACATCGATCCGGAAAGGGTTTTCCAGGAGCAGGACGCCCGAGCCATCTTCGAGCAGATAGCCGCCGGTGCCCGACTCAAGGAGGAGGCGATCAGACATCTACGTGTAGATCGGGCGGTATTCGAGCATCGGGAAGACGGTGATGGGGCCAGCCGATGCATTGCGCGTCAGGCCGATCGACACCGCCTTGGCGCCAGCCGGAAGCACGAGCGGCGACCAGGTGCCGAATTGCGGGACCACGATAAATGAGCTCCGCGCCGTGCCCAAGGTCGATAGCCCGCCGACTGCTCCGCCTCCGCTTGGGGCTATGACGTAGAACGGAATATCCCAACACATCGGGTTGTTGTTGGCGGACGAGTCGTTTGCAATGATGCGGTCGGCGTAAAGCAGGATGCCTTCGTCCGGCAGGGCGCAGCCAAAGGCATCGCCCAGCGATGCTGCAAACGTGCTGGACGTCGCGGCTGTGGGTGGGACGGTGAGATATCGCAGGAGGCCGAGCCAGCGCGTCCCGTCGTAGTAGACCGTCTCGCCGTTGTAGAAGAACGGCCGGTTGTTGCCGTAGGCGGGCTGTGTGGGGAGCGTGGAGCCAGAGGTCGCGGTGGTGATGAGGCTCTGTATCTGCGCAACCGTCAGCTTCTTGCTCGCGCCTGCCTCGTTGATGGGCAGCTCGTCTGTGCCGAGGGCCGCAGATGCAGCCGGGAGCGCGGAAATCTTTGAATCAGCCACGTCATGCTCCTCTCTTGAGCAGCCGCAGACGGCGAGCTGCTTCGTCTAGTGCCTGCGCAGCCCCTGGCCCGCGGCGAGTTCCCCTACCGACCGGGACATATGCCAGCGCCTCTAGGTAGATGTCCACCTGTTCTCCCTTGAGCATCAAGAAGGGGCGGATGGCCTCTAGGAACGGCCGCGATGCGTGTCCGTAGATAGACCAGCGATGTAGGTCCTGAACCGCGATTGGCCGTGTCCACATGGGTTGGGTCGTAATCGAGCCGCCCCACAACTGCCTAGCCCTGACCAGGGGTCGTAGATCAGTGTTGGTCAGCACAACGGCGTTCCGGCTCCCGTACATTCCGACTGAGCCCTCGCCATCGAAGAACCCGGCGAAGTAGGCCGTGTCATTCGTGTCAGCCATGTCTACTCCTTAGCCGCCGACGAGGCGGAGTTCTTGCGCAATGGCTTTGGTCAGCTCGCTGCGACTGCCGACGTAGTGGGGGAAGTTGAAGATATTGGTCACGCCGCCAAGCGCGCTGTTCGGAGTGACCGCCGCACCTTGGGGCAGGTTCACGACCTCCGGGCCGCGCTCGCCGACCCAATACGAGCCGGACTGCGCGACGAATGGCGTACCAGCAGCGAAGCCCGCGTAGTCCTTCGGCAGTTGCTTCTTAGTAATGGGCGGGGTGGTGAGGCCCGTGGTAATGGTCATCCCGGACAGGATCGAAACAGCCCAAGTCCCGTCTTTGATTGCCGCGTCAAACCCGGCCTTCAGCGCCGCCGCCGCGTTGGCGCCACCTGTGTTCATGATGCCGTTGAGGACGTCTATCTGGGTCTGGGTTTTGGCGCCGAAGTCCTGCCAGTACAGCACGGCGTCGGGGTCTTTCGATTTCAGGCCGTCGAGGTAGTACTGACTATGCAAGAGGCCGTTGAGTTTGGCGAGCTTCTGGTCGGTGGTGCCGTAGGTGGCCTCTTCGGCGAGGAGATTGAAGTCCTTGGCCTGGAGGTCGGCCAACTCCTCGCGCGCTAGGTTGCGGGTTAGCTCGTTGTTTGAGTTCAGCCGCCTCTTTAGGTCCGCGGACTCGATCTCGCCCAGCAAGTTCTTCTTTTCGCGGGCGATCTCCATAGGCCGAAGCGTGGCATCGGCCGCGTCTGTCGCTGCCGACAGGAGGTCCGACCGGCTGGACTTGATCTTGCTGATCGTGTCGTCTATGCCCTTCTGGAGTGCCAGACCGGCCTCGAACTGCGCGGCCTGCATCGCTGTGGGGATGCCGACATAGCCGTCCTTGGCAGCCTGGGCAATAGCCGTCTTACCGGCGCCTGTGTAGAGCGCCACGAGGGCCTCGATACCGGCCTGGACGGCGTTGCCAATCTCCGGCGCATCGGCAGTGATTTGGCCTGCTACGGCCGCATCCATCTTGGCGATAGCGGATTTAAGGGTGGCCTCGTAGTCTTCCGGCTGACCATAGCCGTGCTGGAAACTCAATCTCCGGGTGGCCTCGTCCATCTCCGACCACTTGACGGCGCGTATCTCGGCCGCGTTCAGGGACTGCTCGGCGAGCTTGTTGTTCTCATTGAGGTGGTCCTGGAGACTGATGAAACCTGGCGCGAGCAGGACGAGGCCCGCGGCTACTATGCCCGCAGCAAATGCCGCCCCCGCCGCAATCCCCAAAACCCGCGCCGCAACGCTCACCTCGCCAGTCGTGGCGGCGACCGCTCCGGCGACCGCAGGCCCGCCAGCGGCGACCGCACCCGCTTCTCCAGCCACAAGCGACGCGCCAGCGGCGGTCCCCTGACCGAACATCACCCCTGCCAGTCCGCCGAGTGCGGTGGTGATAGCAACAAGGATCTTTGGCCCCAGAACGGCCGTCGCCATGAGCAGCGGGCCGAAGTTGGTCCCGATGCCTGCCAGCGCCGCGCCGAACTGGTGAAGCATGAGCGTGGCCTGATTGCCGAATGAGGAGTCCAGCGCGTCTCCGGCCTTCTGGGTGGCGCCTGTGGCCTCTGCGAGCGAGACGGACCACGCCTCAATACCACCCGAGCCCGGCTTGAGCGCGTTGGCGATCTGGACGCCCGCCTTCTCGCCGAACAGGTCCGCCGCGAGGCTCGCCCGCGTGAACGGGTCTTCGGTCGCGGAGATTTTGGCGATCAGGGTCTGAAGTTCGGCGGGGCTCTTGACCTTCTGGAGGGCGATGCTGAAAGCCTTTGTCGAGGCTTCGGCGTTCAGCCCGGATTCCGTAAACATGTTCATGAGGCCGATTGCGTCGTCAGTAGACAGTCCAGCGGCGTGCATTGCCGGCGCGAACTTGACCAGCGCGGCGATCGTTTCGTTGATCGGAACGCCGAACTTCTGATGGCTCTTGATGAGCTTGTCCATCGTGACGGCCATCTCACCCTGCGAGATGACGCCCGAGTTCACAAGCTCGTCAAAGCGGTTGACCGACTCGGCCGCCGTGCCACCGGCTACTCGTGAGAAGTCGAGGAATTGCCCGCCGAGCTTCTGCGCGGCATCGCCCGTGATCTTGAAGTGGACCTGAATGCCGGTCAGGGCGTCGCCGATCTCGGCCCATCCCTGGACGTTGGACGCAAAGAGCGCCTGAGTATTCGCGCCGAACACCTTGGCCTCTTCGCCCGCGAGCCCGGTCTGTGCGGTGAACTTCGCAACGGCGTCGTCCAGTTCTTTGGCTCCGGCGGCGGCTACACCAAAGGCCAACCCGAGGCCGGCCCCGACTGCGGAGAGGCCCGCCGTCTTGATCGACTGGCTCAGGTTGGACGACAGCCGATCGCCGACGTTCTTGCCGGACTTGTCCGCGAGCGCGAGGGCTTGCGCCTCGAAACCCGTGCCGTCGAGTTGGAGGCGAATTGCAGCAAAAACGTCGGCTAGGGCTGCCATCTAGTTCTCCCTCACAAGGCCGAGTTTGCCGAGCTTGGCGAGTGCGGCGCGGTACTCTCCGACCGTCTGAGGCGGAACCTCCGGGAAGTACCAAGGCCGTGGGTAGGTGGGCATCTCTTTGACGGACATCTGCACGACGGGCACAAGGGCACCGCGTAGGGCGTTGCTCGTGGCGACGTGCAACTCGATCATGCGATTGCGCTGCTCTTTCGCGAGACGCTCTTGCGCCTTCGCGTAGAAGAGGTGGACCTGCCGCTCGGTAAGCGATCCTTCAAGATCGTCGGGACCGCGGAAATGCCAGTGGGCGATGGCCCATTCGTGGAGCTCGCCTGGGCTGACGCGACGGCCGCGCGGAGAAACATCAGGCCCACTGCCATCGGGCTCGCCGCTAAAGGGAAGGCCACCGTTACCAGGCCGTTATAGATCGTGTCGATCTCGCGCTCGGTGGCGTCCTCTAGGTCGCCCAGGGTATGCGCGGCGTCATAGGCCAGAACAAGATCGCGCTCGGCGTCGAGCATCGTCTGCTGGCCGTCGGGTGTGTCGGTATTCGGACCGGTCGAGACGAGGCGAGCGAAAGTCGCCTGCATCAGGGCCTTCCACTCGCGGTTCGCCCGCCACACGAGTTCGGTCACCGTCCGGGTTTGTCCGTTGATATCGAAGGGTAGGAGGCGGCTGACGACCGCCTCCTCCTTCGCCAACTCCACGGGAGTCAGGTCGGTCATTGGATCAGCCGATTTCGATGCTGACGGGGCACAGGGTCGGGTCGGAGCCGTTGACGTAGCCCGTCATCACGACGTGCGAGCCCGCAACGGCGGAGTCGGACATCTCGATTGATAGCTTGCCGTCGCCCAGGGCCGACTTCACGGTCACCTTGAGGTGGCGTCCATCGACGCCGTTGCCGATGAGAATCACGTCTTGGAAGGAGGCGGTCGGAACCCGGCCGATGCGCCAGGTCGTGATGGTGGTACCGGCGTCAACGGTTTCGAGGACCGCATCGGTGGCACGGTGGGAACGGGTGAACGGTGTGACCAGCGGGACGGAGAGCCCGGTGGTATAGCTCGGTGCGACCTGGATAACCTCAGTCTCGCCGACGATGCCGAACTTGAGGAACGCGCCGGCTGCCAGACCAGTGGCGGACACGACGAGCGCAGTGGTGGCACCCACGGCCACGGCGGCCGAGATGGTCGTAGTGAGTCCGCCGCCTTTGGTGGCTGCCGTGCCGACGACTGAGGTGGAGCCCGGCATCCGCGCGGCGAGCTTGGATGCTTGGAGCTCGTTCGTGTCGAATTCGACCGCTGCCTTGATCTTCGTAACGTACGCCGCGCCCGCGACGAGGCCGGCTGCTCCTTGGAAGTCTGGTGCATAGATGCTCGCCTCGACGTTGACCTTTGGCGCGGTTAGGGTCGCGCCGTTCTCCACACCTCCGATGGTGAGGCTGGCAGGGGCTCCGAAATATAGGGCGGTGTTGTCTACTGTCGTGGACACAATTGCTTCTCCTATCTGTTATACTTGGGGAATGAACGACATGACTTCAACCTTTGGGGACCTCCATCTGACTCGGGCAAATGGACAGAGCAGTCGCGCCCTCATAGATGCCGCCGCCGCCGGGGCGATCACGGCGCTTGAATGCACGATGCCGACGTGCGTTTGCCCCGATGGACGCGGCTACTTTGAGAGCGTCGGCGCAGGCAGCCCGTGGGCCCCATCGGCGGATCGATGGCCGGTTCCTGGACGCGACGGCGGGGGATATGAAACCGGCAACGTGCGACTTGCTCATCGCAGATGCAACACCCTCGACGGAACCGCCATCACACAGGAACACTTGCGGACCAATGGCTACTACGGATCGCCCAAACATCGCGAGGTAGGCCGCCGAATGGGGCTTGGCCGACGTGAGGGGATGCGCGAGTGGTGGAAAACGCCCGAGGGCCAAGCGGTCCGGGCCGCCAACACGGCCAGAATGCGCGACCACAACCCGAGTCGTGAGGTGCCGCCGGACCCGACTGGTCGGCGCCTGGCCCTGTGGAGAGCAAGCCATCCCGAGGCTGCGCGGGTGGCGCAACGCGCCGCCCTGGAAAAGGCCATCCCGGCCCTGGCTGAGAGGCGCAAGGACCCTAATGTCCACGCTGCGCTCGTGGAACATGGCCGCAAACTCGGTACGGGCGCGGGGGCCGAGGCACTGCGCCGATTCCGCAATACTCCGGCAGCCCGTGAGCTGGATCGTCTCGGTGGCGAACGTCTTGGCGCGTTCGCCAAGGCTCGCTCGGCCAGCGGGTATTTCAAGACACCGGAACAGGTCGCCATCGCCAGAGCCAAGGGCGCAATCGGCGTATGTAAACGTTGGCGCATCGGCCGCGGTAAGCCGTGCATCTGTGGTCATCACGGGACTGCCGCAATCGTTGTGGGGTAGTGCACAAGCCCGTGGAATAGCGGCTGCCCGGTGCCGGTCGGGGGATACGGATCGTGGTCGGGCCATCCGCCCGCTTGGATGGTTGAGTGGTAGACGCCGACGCCCGACGGCGCCCGATGCGCGCCTTTGTCGAGGAACACGTTTTCGCAGGCGTACCAAAGCGCCTCAGCCTTGGCGTAGGTGGCGGCGTAGGCCCGAATACCCATCGTGCCGTTGCGGATGCCCATGTGGGCTATCGGGGAGGGGTCCAGGAGGTCGCAGACCACGAACGCGATGTAGGCGCCCGCACCTCGAGCATCTCCCGGATCCGTTCCGAGCTTGCCGGCTGGCTCAATCTGCCGAACGCGGTAGAGGCCGTTGGCGTCCTGGCCGACAATCGCCCGGACCGCTGGATCGGCGGCGAGTTCGGCGGCGAAAGCGGCAAGGGCGGAGATCATCGGACGGCCGCCAGTCGCTTGGCGATAGCGGGGAGCACGCACTTCCCCGCGTCGGCGATGTGGCGATTGAAACTTGGCAAAAGGAAAGGCCGGGCTACTTCACGGATCGTCCCGAGTTCGGCGAAGTGCGCAATCGGCGAGTCGAACATGACGAACCCGACGATCTGATCGGCCGGGGTCTTGGCGCCCTTCGGCTTGTTACCCGCGGCCGTGCGCTCGCCGGTCCCGGAGACGAGCTTCCCCATCGCGTATACAGCGACCCTGGCGGTGTCGGCCATCATGGGCACGCCGCGCTCTGCGGCCGTCTCAGGGTCACGGGGAGCATTAGCGACGGCTTCGTCGCGGATGGTTTCAAGCAGCTCGATTACCCCGTCGGTGACGCCTGCATAGAGGGCATCGACAGCGGCTTTGGCGTAAACGATCTTCCCTTCGCGGCGCGTAACCGTCCGGAACGCCGTCAGCGACCCCGACTCGACTTCGCCGAACGCGGACTTCGCCATCAGCCGATCTCCGTCGCGGCGCAACGCAAGTAGATGCCAGCGCCGGAGGCGTCGCGTGCGCCTTGAAGTTCGTACAGTCGGGCGGGCAGGTCGTGGACGGCCACCTTGCAGATCGCCGGGTCGTGGCGGAGCCGGTCAGCCGGCACAACGTCCACCCCGATTGACACTCCGATTGTTACGGTGGAGATAACCGCGCCGCCCTGCGACTGCAACGCGACTTCGTACTCGCTCTTGGTGGTTACAAAGGCGCTCACCATGGCGATGGTCGGCCACGTCAGGGTGGGCTGCCCGTATTCGTCAAGGGGGCCGGCAACGGCGCGCTCGACAGCGAGGGTGTGGATCATGCGGCTGCTAATACTCATCGCCGACCACGACCATTCCGCCAGCAGCGGCACTACCGAGCGACGCCAAGAGGTCGGCCCGTTCCTGGCTGTAGTTGAGGACTCCGGCTCCGCTGTACCGCTCGTCAAAGCCCTCGACCGACTGCAACGCCAAGCCGGGCTCAGCATTGAGGTCAAGCCGCACGAGTTCGATCTGTACGCGCGAGCGGTCAGCGATCTCGTCCTGGGGCGCGTAAACCACGACGATGCGCGAGCCCCATCGCTCGCGGGGATTGGTGCCGTGGGGCAGGCGGGTCAGGACGTAGCCCGAGGCCCGGTAGTCGGTGGCGTCCAGGACGAACGCCGTGTCGCCGACGTACTCCGTCACGCTCGTGACGGTCGCGATCGGGCGGCCGACTGAGACGCGGCGGTAACTCGTGCCCACGGCCCACGGGCCGTAGCCGCCACCGACCGGACGGGCATCGATGTATTCGGTAACCGCTCCCGGCGCGCCGACCACTTCCACGATGGCAGCCTCGGCCGCGTCCAAGAGCGTCTGCACGGCAGCGTCCGGGATCGTGGTCGTAACGTGTTCGCGGAACTGGGCAACAGTCAGGAGCGGCATGGTTCAGCGCCTCCGATTGGAAGGCTTGCGGTGGATGACGGGCGCCTTGGCTTCGGGCGCCTTGCCGTGGAGCAACGAGAGGTGCTCCGGCAGGATCGAATCCGCCCGAGCGTAGGCGAGGAAGGCGGCGCGTTCGTCGCCCTCCTCGACCAGGGCAGAGCGATCCGCCGTCCAGTAGACGTTCGGATGCTGCTCAGCCATGACTAGACCTGCGTTCCGATCTTCGTCCAGGTCGGCGCGATCGCCGTCCCGGTATTGACGTAGACGAGGCCAGTCGAGATGTCGGTGTACTCGCCACCGGTACCGATGTTTCCGCCAGCGCCGGAGCCGGTCGGGTCGATGCCTGGGGTTGTCTCGGTGACGGCCACAGTGGGGGCCGTGCCGGTCATGCTGTTGGATGCGAGGGTGATAGTCGGGACGGCCTTCCTTGACCCAAAGGTCAAAGTGACCGTTCCGATACCGGCCGTCATGGTTCCGACTGCGGTAGCGACGCCAGTCGCACCGACGTTCGGAAGCGCCTTAAGGGCGGCGTCGATGTTCGCGACGAGGGTCGCGTTCGTCTCCGACCAGGGGATCTCGGCGGTCGTGTAACCGTCGTATGAGAGACGGAACGTGCCTCCGGTGGGCGTCCCGCCGACCGTCAATGTCTGGATCTCAGCCGTACCCGCTACGGGTGCGCCCGCTCCGGAGATTTCGACTGGCTCGGCGCCTTCGATGATCAGGCCACCCGTGAGGATGGGCATCGGTTGTCTCCTTTCACTGCGGGCCGGTCGTGGGGCCGGCCCGCGCTTAGTGGGTTAGCTCAGATCAAAGGCCAGTAATTGAGCAGAAAGCGGTGGGACGGAAGACGACCAGGGCCAGGCGCTCGCCGACGAGGATCGTCCGCTGGCGCTTGACGAACTGATCGTTGACCCAACCGATTTGGAGGGTCACATCGGAGCGCCGGAAGATCTGCGCGCCGGCCCGGAAGGAGCCGACAAGTCCGGTGTGCTCCAGCATCTGAGTCGTCTGCACGGCCTGGATGCCCCAGATCCGCTCAGGCCCCGCCTCCTGCGGCGAGCCCCAGATGTAGAGACCCTCCGCGGTGCGCAGCAGGCGGATGTTCTGCCAGTCGTTCGGATGGAAGACGCCCGCGGTGGGCTCAAAGAACGAGTTGACGCGGACCTTGGTCATGCCCTTGTAAACCGCGTCAGGCGTCGGATCGGCGCCCTTGGCCTGCGTCTGCAAGCCAACCACGTTGAGGATGCCGCGGAGGTTCGGCGCTGCGCCGTCGCCGCGCAGAAGCTGGAGGTTCTCGCGGAGAGTCAGGAAAGCCCGGAGGCGGGTGTCGATGTAGCTCTCGACCATCGGCACGTCGTCTAGCGACTCGTCCGTGACCGGGAGGCTGGTATCGACCGAGCGGACCGCGCTGGACTTCTCAGTGAGGGCCAGGGCGGACTCGGCTGCGGCTGCGCCTTCGGCGCGTTCGGCCGCGGCATTGGTGGTTGTGGTCTCTTCCATGTACGGGATGGCGTTCTGAGACGTTCGGCCTTCGGGCATCAACGCCGCAATCGAGACAGTCTCGAATCCGGGGGTGATGACATCGGGCAGCCGGATCGCCTGAGGCGCCCAGCCGGTTGCGGAGTCGAACAGGGCCTTGACGCCGCGAGCCGCGACGCTCTTGCCGTAGGTCTTCTCCAGGTCGATGGTGAGGGTCGGGCCTTCGGCCATGCCGGGCTTCCAGCCCTTGTAGGCTTCGGACTCAACGAACAGTTCGCCGAGGCTCTTGGTGGCGGGGCGATCTTCGCGGCCGTCAGTGGGATCGGCCTGACGGGTCTTGCCGCGAGACGAAACGCTCTTGAGCGCGTCGCCGTTCGACGTGGCCCAACCCTCGACCTCGAGGGCCTCTTCGTACGCCTTGGCGGCCGTCGTGATCGCCGCGTTGCGATCACGGGCGTTGACGACTTCTTCGGCCGACATGTCTAGGCTGCCGTCTTCCTTGCGGCCCTTGGTGAAGAGCGCGTCCTGATCGACGCGGAGCTTGCGGAGGTCGTCTCCGAGTTGCTGTGCGGAAGGCATGGGGATGTCCTTTCTATCGGGGGAGGGAGGTTGCGAGGTATTCCCACTCGGCGAGCACGGCATCTGCGAGAGCCTTGCCCGTTGCGGGATCGGCGGCTGCGAGCAGCGCCCGCATGTCGGCGTGAGTCGAGACCATCGCGTCCATTGCCGATCCCATTGAGTCCATTGCGGTCCCGATCGAGTCAACGTGGGTAGCGAGGCGGTCACGGTTCGCGCCGCTGAGTGCGCGGCCGGCCTTCGCACGCATCGAGGCCAACGCTTGCGTGCGTTCCACGAACGCCTTGAGCGAGTCCGTCAGGCGGGCACTCTCGTCGGCGTATGTCAGCCCGTCAGGCAGGCTGTCGTCGCGGATGGCGGCCCACTCGTCTAGCGCCTTGAGGGCGGCGGCAAGCGGGTCAGGGATTGTGATTGAGGCGGCGGCGTAGTGATCGAACAGGTCCGAAGACTTGACCGCGTAGACCACGGCGAGGGGGTTAGCGGGGGTGGGAGTGAGGCTGATCTCGACCCAGGGCCAGCGCGTGATCTCACCGTTCTTGGTCGCTTGAACGAGGTGCGGCATGGCTCCCGACGAGAACGACAGCGCGCCCTTATCCACGAGTTGCCCAATGGCCTCGCGGTAGTGGCTGCGCTTGTCGAGTTCGGCCTTGATCCACCAGCCCTCGTCGCGTTGCTCCAGCGACACCTGCCGGCCCACGACTTCGGTCTTTGTGGCGGCGTTGAGGCCGTGGCCGTAGAGCGCCGGCCGGCCGGTATCACCGAACCAGGGGAGGCATAGGTCAGTGGCAGGCGTGAACCGCTCGCCGTCGAAGTCTTTACCGGCCAGCGGCCCGCCGAACGGGATCGCGAGGCCTTCGATCAGGTTCGGGGCGTCCTTGACGAAATGCACCGACTTCGTTGGGAAGGGGTGCGTATGGTGCGCGCCGTCCGCGTGCATCGCGTCGTGCTTCTTGACCATGTCGGGCATCGCCATATCCGTCATTGGCCCGGCGGCGTGTCCGTTGGGTTCCGGCGCGGCCATGTGCTTGTGCATCCCGGCAGCGTCCGAGGGCATGTCGATCATCATTGCTGACTCTCCTTGCCCATTCCGGGCTCTGTTTGGACCGAACCGGGCAGCAAATCAGGCGTCACGGGTGCCACGTTCACGGGCAGAACGATGTCGTCAAGCCCTTCGATCGGGTTCAGGCTTTCGTGGGCGCGGATCTCGTTGCGAGTCATCCACGGCGCGTCGCCCGCAGCGAGGCGGTAGGCCTGGAACTGCTTGAGCGTGTCGAGCTGGAGTAGAGCGGCGCGGACGAATTCGGCGCGGAGTTCGGGGTAGCCCGAGAACAACTGCAGCTTGAATTCCTGCTCAAAACGGTTGAGCCAGTTATCCACGTTGAACCGCAGGAAGCCCATCGATTGCTCAGCGATGCCGGTGCCCCAGGAAGTCGAGCCGGACACGTCGCCCACCATGTGCGGCGGGGCTCCGAACCAGCGGGAGAGTTCGCCGACCTGGAATTGCTTGGTCTGGATGTATTGCGCGTCTTCGTTGCTCATGCCGAGCGTCGAAAACTTCATGTCGTCTTCGAGCACGATGGTCTTGCCGGAGTTGGCAGAGCCACGCAGACGATCCATCTGCACCGCGAGCCGCTCTTGGACAGCCGCCGGGAGGGTCTTCGGGTGTTGCAGGACCACAGAAGGCCGGGCGTTGTTGCGGAAGAAGTTGGAGCCGTAGGAGTGCGCGGCCTGATAGAGCCCGATGTCCTCGCGCATGAGCCGGATGACGGAGTAGCCGAGGAACCCGTCATAGCCCAAGCCGGGGATGTGGAGCACCTCTCGGGGCGTCAGCCGGACGTTCGATCCGTCAGGATTGCGGTAGTCGTATATCCGCTGGCCGTTGATAACACGCGGCACCATCCGATGCGGCGGCAGGAGCTTGAGTCCGAGCAACCCCAGGAACGGATCGCGAATGATCTCGGAGTAGCTGTTGCCCCACAGCAGCAGGTGGCTCATGGCCGTCTCGCGCCAGATGAATGAGGTCATCCGTTGATTGGGATCGGGCATCGGAGCATCGTGCAGCAAGTCGTATTCCGGCCGGTCGTACGCCCGCTCAGTCGTCACCAGGCCGCAGTCATCCTTGACGCGTCGGTACGTGACCAGCGGCAGACCGGCCACGGTTCCGCCCAGCAGGGAGACGCACCTGAAGATGACGCTAATCGCCATCGCGGAATCCCAGGTGACATGCTCGCCCGAAGACGAGCGGCCGATGTAGCCGGCGGGCGGCGAGGCCCAACCCGGAACGAAGTCATCGAATGACGCCTTGAGCCCGCGCAGCTTGCCCATTAGGCGGCCCTCCATGCAACGAACATGAGCAGCACGCCGACTGCGAGTAAGGCGGCCGGGACGAAGACGAGGGCGACACCGACAGTCGCGGCCGCGGCCCCTAGAACGAAGGCGATTTCGGGAAGCCCGATGCCAGTAAGCCGCCACTTGGAATGAGGCATGTTCGGCTCGGTCTCGCGGAAGATGGCCACCTAAACCTCCACCAAGCCGCGGTCTTCGCGTTCGTAGGAGGACACTTCCACCGGGGCTTCGCGCAGAGCCCGGTCCACGGCGAGGGATAGTGCGATCGCGGCGTCGATCCGACCCCGCGACTTGCCCTTGGCGAGGGTGAATCCGGCGCTGTTGAACCGTGGTACCGCGGCTAGGATCTGGCTGGTGAACGCCTCGTCGCCGTCGTGCGTAAGATGCCCGGTGCGGATGACGGTGTACAGATCGCCAATGACCGAGGTCATGCGTTCGAGGGACTGAGGGATCTCAACGACCGGCAGCCCCTCGTCAAGCAGCATCTTGGCCGGCACGTCGAAGAACCGCGGGTCGAAGCTGATCGCCCGAACCTCGTATCGGTCTGCGAGTTCCCGTAGGTACTGCATGACATTGGTCACGTCGACCGGCTCATCCAGCGTCGGAACCCACAACTTGCAGACTGCGTGGAACCGCCCGGCCGGGTGGCCCTCTTCGTCAGGTCGCCGCTGTATGGCGACGACAGCCGTGCTGTCACGCTTCAGCCCAACGTCGAGGCCGATCCACGTCGGGCCGCCCTCAACGAAGTCCCACGGCGAGACGAGCGCCTCCCATGCTGCCCGACCATCAGCGCCGAGCCAGGCATCGATGCCCTCGGGCCATTGGCCCAGACGGAAAAGCCGGAAGTGCGCCTCCGGCGCGAGGCCGAGGTCCGTCTCAAGCGCCGACACCCGGAGGAATCCAGCTCGTAGTGCGGGGTTGGCGATACGCCAGGCTTCCCGGTCGCTGATCGCGCAACCTTCCGGTGCGGCGTACTCGCGAAACACGAAGCCGGGCAGCGGGTTGCCTTCGAGCACCAACTTACGCAACTGCCAGAGGGCATTTGTCCGATCGAATCCGGGCGTGCCCACGCCAACGATCAGCGAACGCTCGCGCTTGCCTGACGCCATGCGGAGTGAGTCCCAAGACTCCATAGGCTGGAAGCCGATCTCGTCAAAGAGCCCGAGAGACGGGTCGAGTCCTTGCAAGCCGTCGGGATCGTTGGCGATCGGGAAGAGTTCGCCGCCATTGAACGGAACCAATACGCGCGGCGTGGCGATGCCGGTGTATATCAGCGACCGGCGTAACAGTTCCGGTTCGGCCTTGATCATCGCCACGGCGACGCCGTAGCAGGAGCGGATGGCCTGGCCGACGGTAGTCGCCACAATCGGCACCTGCGGTGAGCCAGTCTCGTCATCATCGAAGGTCGCCCAGACACTGAGGGCTCCACCCTCCGTACTCTTACCGTTGCCGCGGGGTGTGGACTTGACGGCCGAGTCGACACCGGGGGCGAGGATCTCCTCGAACCACTCCTTCTGGAACTTGCCGAGCTTGATCGGCTGGCCGTGGCCCTTGCCTTTGGGCGAGCGGCAGTAGGTCTGAATGAACTTGATAGCCCGGCCGTGGCGGGACATACGACGCCACGCCTTCCAGGGTCCGGGGCTGGTATCGGCGACGCGCTTGGAGGCGTTGCCGCGCGGGTCAGCCATGCTTCACCAGCCGCATATCTATGCATCGGGAGGAGGCACGGCACGAGAAACCGCGAGCCGCTAGGAACCACGCTGCGGAGACGATCTCCCGGCATTTGAGCGTGAACACTTGCCAATGGCGCAATGCGAAGCCGACACCCCACACGCCCGCCCTGGGGCTTCCTGGTCCGTCTGGGTAGGTGGAAGGTGCGTTATAGGTGTGGAAATCGGCGCGTGGGTCAATTAGGAGCCCCGTTCTGCCTAGTTTCGACCCCCCATCCCCGTCTATGCGGTATGACTGCATACCGCGATGCTTCGCTTGCTCGTTGCAAGTAGGGCACGCGGCCATCCAGCCAGCAGTCGGGTCGCCGTCTATCCGGTGCGCTGCTACCCATGTATCGCCCTGCTTGAGTAGATGCCCGCAGTAGCCACATGGAGTAGGTAGCGTGGCTGCCAGTCTCTGGCGTGCTTGCTGGTGTGGGATTCCATAGCCACGCTCGCCTGTTGTTTGCTGGTGCTTGACGCACCTGCCCCGCCCACGTGGGGTAGCGAAGCCTGGGCAGCGAGGGGACGAGCAAGCGATAGGCACGTTTGCCATCACTGCGCCTCTACCGTTAGGTCGCCCGGCGTTACAGTCAGGCGCCCGCCAGCCTGCCAACGTCCACCGTCGATCTGGAAGTCGTAACGGATGCCCGATGCGATTAGGGCAACCATCCGTGGCGTAAGGGGCAGGCGGAACGCCACTCTCAGGAGCGACCATCGCCAGCGTGGACGTAGGCGGGCGCGTACTGGAATGGTACTCACGACGCACACCCAACGGCACGTCGCCATGCTGGGGTGCAATCCACGCACGCTGTCTGCGCTCTGTCCGCGTCTGGTAGGCCGCTATTCAGGCGGGACCATTCGCGCCAGTCGTCGGCATCCATGCAAGGGGGTTTGCCCGCGAGACTGCGCGGGTGCAGGACCGGCATAGATACAGTTGGCCGCCTATTGGCAGTCAATGTCTCGCGAGTGGCGGAGCCGGTCAGCAGCATTACTAGGCTCGCAACGAGCCGGGGGCCGCGGTGGCATCGTCAAAGATCGCCTTGGCCAAACGCGCCACAGCGAACCAAGCCAGCACGATGGCGAAGAGCGACTCGAGACTCACCGTGAGGGTGCCCGCCTGGAGCGCTGAGACGTAGGCCGCGCCTACGATCAGGGCCGCGATCACGAACGCCGAGCGCAGTTGCCAGACGCCCGAGATGGTGCCGGGCCAGACTGTCTTGAGGAGCTGCACGAGCCCCGTTACCAGAGCGGCGGCGGCAGTCGCACCAGCAGCCGTGAGGATGAGCGCGAGAGTCAGACCGGAATCGGTTGGCATTGGTGTCTCCTTTACGCTGTGAAGTACGCCGAAATGTCGATGACGAAGTCGGCGGTCGTGCCGTCGCCCATGACCAGGGCGAGCGTGCCGTCAGTGTTCAGGGCGGATGTGAAGCCGTTAGCCAGATCCACGCCTGAGACGAAGTCGATCGTTGACGAGGTTGGGTTGGGGGTCTGGGCAGGCCCAACAGTGGCGTTGCCCTTCGTTGCGGCGTTGGTCACGGTCAGGTTGCCGGCCACGATCGTGGCATTGGCTGGGATGCCGCCTCTTCCTGCAATCTGCACGCTGCGCGGGATGTGGGCGCTGAACTTGCCCGAGAGGCCGTTCCCTGAGCGGGTGTCCAGCAGGCGGACAGGCGAAATGGCGGTGATATTCACGGCAGTCCTCGATGTGGTGACAGGGGCGGGCGGGATGGGCGCGGGGGTTGGGATCGTATCGACGGCCTTCCACACCTCGCCGACGGCATTGAGCATCGACCAGGGCAGGTAGCAATCGCCGCCGTTGCCCCACTTGGTGCCCCAGGAGTTGCGCAGGCGCAGGCCCTTCGAGTCCCAACCGAAAGCGAGGATGGCGTGACCGCCGGCCGGATAGTCTTCGGCGGGCAGGACGCCGCCAATGGGTGTGAACCAGGAGTGGTACCAAGTCACGCTGAGCACGACCGGACCGAAGGCCATGATTGCGGCTTGGATCTCGGCCTGGATCACTCGCACCGCGTAGTAGCTGCCGATCATGTGATTTGCTTCGTCCGGCGGGTAGCCGACTTTGAGCAGCTGGTCAAAGGCGTTGCGGGTGATGGCGCCGTTGGGGCCGCCGCCGATCCTCTTGAAGAACGTGCCTGCATCGAGCGGCCACATGCCGTCCTGGCAGAGCTTCATGGCGCCCGAGGAATAGGCCACACACTGAGGCGTCGTGCCCTGATTGAGCGGGGCGTATGTCTCGTTCGGAGCGTAGTAGACCGCCGGGATGACGATGGCCTTCTCTTGCCCGGTCAGCGCATAGAGCTGCTCGATTGGGAAGTCTCGATCATCGGGCGGAGAGGGGAGGGCGCCCAGGCCGTGGTCGGTCACGGCAGCCGCTCCATTCGCGTCGGCTGCTCGCCCTGTTCGCTCCGAGCGATCGCCTCTTCTTGCAGTCCCGCGATCGCTTCGTATTCCTCGATCGTGTGGTGGTCTAGGCACGGGGCCATCGCATCGGCGAGCCCATCGACGGTGTGGTGGTCGTAGTCATCAGGGATGCGATGGTCACAGTAGTCAGGCCCAAAGGTGTAGGTCTGGTCGCCTTGGCCGCCCGTGTAACTCTCGCCCCAGCCGTCCGTCTCTTTGCCGTAGTTGGCCCACGGCTTGCCCGCGAGGCCGCCGGCCGTCAGAGCCGGATCGAAGGGGACGCTCAGGGCGTCGCGCATCTCGTCGGCTTGCCGGGAGTGGTGGGCAATGACCAGCAGCCAGCCCAGCGAGGCGACGAGCCAGAGGGTGATTCCGAGCAAGAGGATCACGAGATGTCCTCATTGGCCCGAGCCACGCGACGTTGCTTGATATCGCGCACGGTGGTCATGTCGCCCACGATCCGCTCCAGTTCGTCCACCCGGAGCAGCGCGGCGGCTAGATCCGAGGCGGCCTTGACCTGCGCTTCCGCGAACCGCTCTTTGAGCTGCGCCAGTTCGTCCTCTAGCCCGTTGTTGCAGTCCTGGAGAGCCTTGACGGCCCGTTGCAGCGTGGCATTGGTCCCGACGATCTCGGCAGCCTTAGCGACGGTTTCCTGATCCTTGGAAATCTTGCGTGTGAAGGCGGCCACGGTCGCTCCAAGTAGCGCGGCGAAGGCCACAACCAGGAACGGCTGCGGGTTGTCGATCATCGAAGGTGCCTCAGTGACCATTCGAGTCCGGCCGAGACGCCAAAGAGGAAACCTACGAACGTGCCGACCAAGAGCATCGCGATGTGGAGGGGCTCGACTGCGTCGAACGTGAGCAGGACAAGTACGACAAGCGTGGCGAGGGCCAGGGCAGCCAGCGGCAGCCAGCGAGTCATGCCGCTACCCAACGAGCGCCCGACTTGACCCAAACGATGCGGGGTGGCTTCGGTCCGGGCTTGCCGGCGCCGTGGTGAGGCGTCGTGACGGACGCATAGCCAGCGTGTGAGGCTGTCAGCTGGACGTGGGCGGCGCTACGCATTGGAGCCCGGCTTGGACGACGCGCCGCCATCGGTCGAACCGAGGTCGTAAACGCGGACGGCTGACGGTTCCCCGAAACCGGGATTTGAACCCGGGACCTCCCGCGCCGCCAAATGGACGGGGCGGGCGCTCTGCCGCTGAGCTATTTCGGTAGTTCCGCCAGCGCCGGGCAGGATAGAACGCCCATTCGGCGCGTCAGCGGCCCTGCCTGTTGGGTCAGGGGGCGTGCTGTGCGGGTGGGTGGGACGCGCCATGCACCCCACGGTAGCTGTCAGCGACTATCTAGCCAACCGAAACTTATGGTAAATGCGCCGACTTGGGCGCGACGCTTGACCGCTCGCGGGGTGTGACTCGTGACCGGCCTGCCGCCGTTGTGGCGTCCGGGGCCTCGCTGTCCGGGTGGGTGAGGCGTGCCGTTACATTGTCCCGCCGCCAGCTGGTCACGCTGCCAGGCAATCGGACAGTCGGCGCAGGGCTTCGAGCCGTCCCAGGCGGCCAGTTCGTCAGCGTCAAAGCAGAGGGGCGTCCAGGTCATGCGAAACCTTGGGCAACCATCGGGGCAGCCAAAGCCCCGTCGCGGGACTCGTCAAGGCTCGCCTGGATTGAGCACAATTGAGCACAACTGAGCACGTTTCGAGGGCCGCAAAAGGGGATCGGTTCGAATCCGATATGCGGTACCAAACTCCCTGAATTGAGCACGAAACGGCCCGTCTGGCGGGACTTGGGCAACCGTTGGGGCATCCAAGCGACGCTAAAAGGGGTTGGGGGAGGGCTCATTGGAGGGCTACTCGGATGGGCCGCGGGCGACGAGAGTCAGGGCCTTCGTCGCCTCGTCGTAACTCATGCCCAGCGAGCGGATGACGATGCTCATGGCCGCCAACTGCTCGGGCGACCAGCCCGATACCCGTTCTGCCTCGTGTTCGCGGAGAACCCGCAGGAGCCAGTCCAGCAGCTTCGGCATGAGCCGCCAGATCAGCCAGATTTCAGCCACCACGAGCGGCAACAGCAGTAGGTCGAGCCAGACCGGGATACCCAGTAGCTCTTGCGTCATGATGTCCTCCGTAGGGCGCTATCGACCATCGCCGCAGCATCGCGGGCAGAGGCAGGCAGAACGCTCGTGTAGTCCATGCTCTGGCCGATGGTCGAATGGCCGAGCAGGTCTTGCGCCACTCGCGGGTGGACGCCGCTACCAGCCAGGATTGTCGCGAATCCGTGACGGGTGTCATGCAATCGCATCATCGGGTAGCCCGCGGCTTTGAGCACCGCCCGCACTTGGTAGCTCACGGTCGCCGGCCACATCGTGCGACCTTCCGTGTCGGCGAATACCAACCCGTTCTCGCTCCACACTTTCGCGGCTCGGCGCTCTGCGATCTGGCGGGCCTGTTGGTCCCTCAGTGCCTCGACGGCGATGGCGGGGAGGGGTTCAAGACGTGTCTTGCCGTTCTTCGGGGCGACGAGCCGGGTATTTTGCGCGGCCTCGATTTCGAGGGCACTGCGAAAGGCGGGCGGGACGTAGCGCAGCGAGTGGTTGACGCTGACGGTTGCGGCCTCGAGGTCGACATCGGTCCAGCGCAGCCCCAGCAGTTCGCCACGGCGCATCCCTGTCGATAGGGCCAGGACCGCGAAGGCCGCCAGTCTGTGACCGCCAAAGGCCGCGAGGATGGCTCTGGCATCGGCGGGTGCGATGGTGGGAGCGGTGCGCGTCACGAATCGCGGCGGGCGGACGTAGCTCGCTTCGTTGCGCTCGGCTAGGCGATCCGCGACAGCGAGTTCGAGAACCGCCCGCAGACGGCCGAGACAGTACGCCCGACTGTGCGGCTTGCCCCACAACGGCATTGCGCCGCGGATGGCGGAGCCGTCGAGGTCGGCGAGTCTGACGGCCCCGATGGTCGGCCGCAGATGGGTGTCGATCGCGCCGCGGTATCGGGTGTACGTGGTGGCCCGTACAGCTGGCGGTCGGACGGTGTCGAGGTAACGATCCATCGCGTCGCCGACGGTCATCGTGAGGGCGTCCGGGTGGAGCCGGAGGCCCAGCAGGCGGCGGGCATCATCGCGGCGTCTTTCCGCTTCGGCCTGGGTGACGCCGAAGAACGACTTCCGCCGGCGCTTGCCCGTCGAGTCCTTGCCCAACGAGAGTGTGCAACAGTACTGGCGCTGCCGGACGTGATCGCGGCGTAGAAACGGCACCGATCCCTCGCCGTGCCGGCGCTTTTGCTTGCGGTGTTTTCCGCTGGGGTTTGACATTGATCGCATCGTAGCCCTCTCCGATCAGCGTGGCGAGGTCCACCCGTCGCACCCAGTACCGTCGCCCGTCGAGCATGGACGGCAACATGCCCCCACGGCACCAACGGGTGACGCGGGACTCCGGCCAGCCCAACTCAGTCGCACACTCGGCGACGGAGAGCAGTGGACGGAGGGCGGTGGTCATGGCAACAGGCGCTCGATCCATGCCAATGCTTGCCCTGACTCGACCTGGGCGGTCGTGACACGCAAGACCTTCCAGCCGTGGCACATCGCCTCTGCATCGCGTTCGCGGTCGTCTGTGTACGCCTTGCCGCGGTTGTGGCCGCCGTTGACGAAGACGCCGCCATCGACTTCCACGATCAGCAGGCGGGCCGGCCAGCAGAAGTCAGCCTCCCATTTCCGGGACGGATCGAAGCGGTATTGGCGCTGCGGCATCGGTAGGGGACGATTAGAGAGCGATTGGATGCGGAGTTGGCCGAGCAGTAGATCCTCGCCGTCGCTCACCAGTCGCCCCCGTTCCGCTCGCGGCCAAAGCCAACGTCGCCGTTCACCTGGCCGCAGTTGACGCATCGGGCTTGCCAGTTCGGGCCGTAGTACGACGGCTCAACCGAGCCGGTCAGGGTCCATTCGATGTCCGAGCGGGTCCGGCAGGCGAAGCACCAGCGACCGGGCACGGTTTGGACCTTGAGTACCTTCGTGGGGCCGGACGTGCAGTACGAGCCGACACGCTGATTGCCTTCCACGATTGCGAAGCAGCTCACGGCAGCGCCTTCTCAAGATCGTCAAGCGCGAGTTCGAGGCCGTAGGTATTGCGGTCCCGGTCGTCTAGATCGACGTACGCCTCTGCCGCTGCGACTAGGGCCACGAGTGCGGGCAGCGCCTTCCACAGTGCCACGGCGTCTGCCCATTTGACGAACATCGTTGGGCCATCACCGCCGAACCCGAAAGCGGCTCCTGTGGGGTCCGGCGTCATTCCTTCGAGAAGCTGAGACAGGCGGGCAGAAGAGCAGCCCGAAGGATGATGGCGAACTCGCGGGGAGTCAGGCACCAGGTCTGTACTGCGTCAATGCCGTCGCCGGTGCCTACCCACCACAGCGCGGTAGCGATCCGCTCCACCGTGAGCGCCGCAGTCAGGCGGTCTATCTCGCGCTCGGCCTCGTTCAGCGCCCGTCCGATGACCAGATCAGAGTCGCGGTCTACCTCGGCAGGGATGCTCATCGTCCAGCGGCGTTTGCCCGAACAGAGGGCGTGGACTTCCGCATTTGCAGCGGCTAGATGGGCGCGTAGTTCGTCGTACACGTCATGCCTCCTTGGGCTTAGAGGTGGAGGGAGCGGCGGAATGGAAAATGTCGCTGTCGGTCAAGTGGCGAGCGCCCTCGACGGGGTACGTCGTGAGGTGCCACACGTCGCGCTCAACCTCCGGCACGCAGGGCGTCTCCTCGTGGTTGTCGCAGTAGCAGGCGTCGGTATCCTCCTCACGAACGTAGTCGCAGTCGTGATCCATCGGGCAGTCTTTGAGCCATTGCGTTGTCCGGCCGACGAGCCACATCTGGCCCGCGTTGCCGTCGTCGCTTTCGTCAAGGGCTTCCGCCGCGAACCAGACCATTCCGGCCGCCTCAATGGGGTCAGGCGTCTTCTCGGCATCCACCCAGTAGTCGCCGTCCTCGTTCAGCCAATACGGCACTTTCATTCGGGCTCACCGGCTTTCGGGGTGGGGGACCGAGGTTTGCCACACTTGGCACAACACCAGTACTCGAATTGGCCCCCACCTGTATCGCCCAAGATGTAATCGTGGTTGCACGTCGGGGTGGAGGAGAGAGCCGCCTGTCTTGCCGCGTGGCTGATTTTCCAGCCGCGTTTCAGGGTGTGCTGACAGGTGCGGCAGCGGCGCGATCCGTCTGAGCAGAAGCCCACGTTCTCGGGCGTGAACTCATGGCCGTGGAGACAGTGCGTCTTGCGAGCATTCGCAGCCGGGATGGTGTCGCCGCGCATGATGTTCTCGCGGTTGGTCACCGGCTCTAGGTGCGCCGGGTTACAGCAGGCATGGTTGCGGCAGAGATGGTCCAGCGTTAGGCCCTCTGGAATGGGGCCGACGAGCAGTTCGTAAGCGATCCGGTGAGCGGCCCGGCGATGGATGCCGACATAGAGCCGACCGTACCCATTGCTATTCAGGTTGCCGCGCCAAGGCCAGCATCCAGCCCGTTCGTCCGTCTGTCCCACCTTCGCCCAAAATCGCTCTCTAACGGTTCTCATTCGTCGCCTCTGTCTTGGCGGAGGAGGGCTCGCACGTCGCCAATGAGCGTGCAGGTCGGCGAGTGCTGCCAGCCCTCGTGGGGTGCGTCTTCGCTGATACACCAGCACGGCATACCGCCAATGGTCCGAACGGCGATGAACCCAAGGGCGGCAGAGAGTGGACGCAGCCTCTCTCGCTCCGCTTCGACCGCTTTGGCAATGAGGGCGGCATCCCTCGCCTTGGCGGCGGGGGTTAGGTTGGCGAGGAGGGCGTCGAAGGATTGCATGGCCTCTGAGAATGCCCAATCGTCGCTCTCGCAGTAGTGGAAGTGATCGTCAGCCGCCTCGGAGAACTGGCGACCCGCCTCGACTAGCGCGGCCTTCTCAGACTCGGCGGCTGTGAGGGCGGCCAGGGCACGAGCGGCGTCGCAGGGGAAGTCCTGTTGGCAGTAGCGACAAACGGGGTCCTCGTGGACGCAGGATTGGTGCCGCTCCAGGTCGGCGTGTAGGTCATTCACGGTTGGCTCCTGTGTTGGGGAACAGCCCCCGCAGCCGATCCGCTTGCCATTGACGCTCGGCGGAGGCGGCGGCGTTGGCGGAGGCGTAGTTGGCGGCGGCGGCGGCGTAGGCGGAGGCGTAGTTGGCGTTGGCGGAGGCGTAGGCGGCGGCGTCGGCGGCGGCGTAGGCGGCGTAGGCGGAGGCGTAGGCGGCGGCGTCGGCGGCGGCGTAGGCGGCGTAGGCGGCGGCGTCGGCGGCGGCGTAGGCGGCGTAGGCGGAGGCGTAGGCGGCGGCGTCGGCGGCGGCGTAGGCGGCGGCGGTCCGCGTCTCCGGGCTAGGGCACGTCACCCATGCGCGGGCGACTTCGATGGCGAGCCGGGGTCGCCTATCGTCGGGGTAGCGGGCCTCAAACTCCGGCAGAACACGCTCGGCGCAATCGGCGGCGAACGTCACGAGCAGGAACTGGTCGAGTTCGATCTCGTAAGCCTCTGCGAGCCACAGCCACCAGTCACCACGTTCGAGCTTGGCGAAGGCCTCGGCCAGCGAGGCGATGTTGTTTTCCAGCGCCCACTGGTAGCCGGGGGAGCAGGGTTGGTGGGTGCGTAGGTCTGCGAGCCAGGTATTTGTGTCGATCATGACTTCCTCTCTTTGGCGGTCCGCATCGCGGCAAGGAGCACATCGAGAACGTGATCGCGCTCCCAGGCGGCGGGGGTTAGGTTGGCGAGGAGGGCGTCGAAGGATTGCATGGCCTCTGAGAATGCCCAATCGTCGCTCTCGCAGTAGTGGAAGTGATCGTCAGCCGCCTCGGAGAACTGGCGACCCGCCTCGACTAGCGCGGCCTTCTCAGACTCGGCGGCTGTGAGGGCGGCCAGGGCACGAGCGGCGTCGCAGGGCCAGTCGCCCCCGCAGATTGCGCATGGATGGGCGACGTAGGTGCCGCAGCCGATATCCTCGACGCGGTGCCGCTCCAGGTCGCGGTGGAGGTCATCCACGGGGTTTTCCTTCCAGGGCGGCGCGTAGGTCGCAGTAGTAGGCCAGGGGCAGGCCCTCCAAGTGGTGAGCGATGGCCGCCCGCAGCCGCTCGAGCTCCACCGCCAGCGCATCGGCACGGGCCTTTTCGGTGGCGGCTTCGATGGTGAGCCCTTCGACTTGGGCCACGAGGCTGCGATAGGCCGCCAGCGAGACGATTGTTTGGGTGCCGACCAAACTGGCCTTGAAGTCCCGGACGGACTCTGCTTCGATGGCGATGATGTCCCACTCCATCGAGGGGAACGCCGCTACCAGGGTTCTGCCGCTTTGAGTCGTTGGGGTTGTCATGGTTCCCTCCTCTGCATGGGGTGGAGTGGACGGGGTCATGCGTCTTGCGCGGCATTGCGACGTTTCGCAGCATCGCCAGCCGGTGACGAATTTCGGGCCGGGGAGTTCGACGGGGCCGGCCAGCGTGTCGCCTTCGAAGCCGCAGAGGCTACAGACGCCACGGGTGCCGTAGATGGCGCGGCCTTCCACATCGAGGTCCGGCTCGGTATCGATGGATCGGGCTACGCCGCTCATCGGGGTACCGGGATGGTGGCTAGGGCTTCCTGTATCGACGCGGCCTCTTGCATAACCCGTCGGGCGTCGCCCTCGACACGCCCCATGGCACGGCACATGTCGTCAGTCCCGTGTTTGACCAGGTAGACGAGGGCTCGTCCGAGAGCGGCGCCGGACGGGTAGCCGTAGAAGTTGGGCGTGTGGTTTTCGAGCGGGATGCCCGTGGCCGTCTCGAAGTCCGCAACCCGTTCTTTCAGGGTGCTCAGGTCGCTCTGGAGAGCGCGAGTCTTGACATCGGACAGGTAGTCAACGGCCTCCTTCGCTGCCTCTGTGGCCCGTTCCCGCTCCTCGTTACGGATGGTCTGCAACGCCGTCTCGGGGGTCTGCGCTTGGCGCAAGATGCCGGCCAGAAACGCTCGGTCGATCGCCTTCGGTTCCAGCCTTTCGGCCCTCTTGACGACCTTGATTACGAAGCCATCGGCCTTCGGGCAGGCTTCCAATAGGCCCCACGGCTCCGGCAGTGTCAGCGGGTCGATCAACCCTTGCGGGGCGGCGATGGCCCAGAAGTCGCAGTACTTGGCGATCGGCTCGGCCTTGTCCGGCTTGTCGAGTTCGCGCTTCCAATCGGCGCGGCTTACCTTGACCTCGATGCCCGTGATGTCGAGCCCACGGGACGGCCACAGGCTCATTACCAGGGCGTCGGCATGGCGGCTGACGTTGTATCCGGTCCCGTTGCCGACCTGCTCCAGCAGGGCGTAGGCGTCCTTCGGGAAGTGAACGCGGAGTGCCGAGACAACCTCTCCGGAGTTCATGCGTCACCCCGGGGTTTGGCGCCCGGCAGTCCGATGTTGGCGACCTGGCCGCGCATGGCCTGGTATGCCGTTTCTCGGCGCTCCCGTTCCTCGGCCGTTTCCTCAGGGCGGGGTTGAAAGTGGACCGGGGCCCGCTTAGCGGCGTTTCGGTCGCGTTCGGCACCGGCCTCGTCCTTTTCGGACTTGCGAACCCAAAGGATCAACAGGCCCTTAGCCCGAGACAGGAGTTTGCCGCGGCCTTCCTTGCCCGCCTCACCGATGGCTCTGGCCGTCCACTCCTGGCCAAACTCTGCGGCCAGCTCGTCAAGGAAGCAGAGAGCGTCACGGGATGGGCTGACGTAGAACCGCTGGTAGGCGTCTAGCGCCGGTTCACATTCCAGCGATGGGGGGGCGTCAACTGGCGGGGCGGGCGGGTCTGACTGACTGACTGACTGACTGACTGACGGTATCGCCACGGTAGCCGCGTGGTTACCGCGCGGTTCTTGCGCGGTAGGTGCGCTGTTATTCGTGCTTGTTTCGGCCTTCTTGTCGTTGGCTCGCTTCCATCGGTCGCGCGTGTTTTTGCGACGTTTTTGGGCCGGCCCGAACCATCCGGTCCAGGTTTTCGCGGGGATTTGGCCCTTCTCGTCAAGCAATTCAGCGGCAACCATCGCCGCGATGGCGGCTTCGTCGTAGGGCAGGATCACAGGCCAGGCGTCGGTTATCAGGCATCGCCGGCCGGCCTTCCAGGACTCCCCAAGGATCGCCACGTAGGCCAGGAAGCCCGCCACGACATGCTCCGGGTTCTGCCTGTGGAGGCGTCGGAACTTCGGGTCGTTGACGATATCCGTGGACACGTCCATGACCGCGAAGCCATCATCTCGGCTCACGATGCTGACTCACGGCGAACACGTCGGTCGTGCTCGCAGACCCGGCATAGGTTCCAGCCCCGCGAAACACGAACGTTCTCTGGCGTCTTAGGATGCCCCTTGGGGCATAGGTTGGTGTGGGTCCCGTAGCTGTGTTGTCTGACGCCTTGGGCGACCCTTCGCGCTCGTCGAGCCTCGGCTATTACCCGAGGCTCAGGCAGCACCTCACCCGACCTGTACGTTTCTCCGCGCACGATCTTGCTGACTGAGACCTGCGAGACGTGGTACCGCTCCGCCAACTGGACCTGCGTATCGCCTGCGAAGTACTCAGTCCGGATCGCTCCGACCCTCGCGGACAGTTTTCCGTGCGGTCTATATGGCTGAGGGGGATGGACGCCTGGGCGCCAGCGACCCTTCGCCATCATGTCGTCCGCGTTCTCTTGGACAGTCCCAGCCCAGAGGTGCGCAGGGTTCACGCATGGCGGGTTATCGCAGGTGTGGCACGCAAAGAGTCCAGGCGGGATCGGTCCGAAGTGGATCAGGTAAGAGAACCGGTGGGCGCCAATGGCGGCCTGTCGGCCCTTAGTGTGCGTAGCCATCCGGCCATAGCCTTTGGCCGCCCGAGCACCGGTCCATTCCCAGCAGTCGTCGGGTCCACGCCGGTCAACCTTTGACCAGAATCTATCTAGGAAATCGGGTTGCTGCTTCACGAGCCACTACCTCGGAACGCGACGACGCCAGCCGTTCGGGTAGTGGCCGATCGACTGGCGTCAATGCGAGATGATATTCGATTTGGCGCCACTACCGCACTCGTATTGTGCGCCTCGCGCGCGATCATTGTTGCGTCCGTGTGCATCATGCTTCCGCCCTTGCTTCGCGCTGATGTATTCGTCGCGCCACCACGCGCTGCCGCCGGCGATACCAAGCCCATTGACCCTCGCTCCAGGACTCCCACGGCATCCGTTCGGTGTCCTCAGCGCACTCGCAGCGGCGGTAGGCGTGGATCAGGGATGCCTCGGTCATCGTCGGTAGGCCAATTCGTGAGCCGTCCCAGAACCGTTCGAACGTCACGCTCCCGGGCAACTCGTCTAGGGCGACCTGGAGGCGAGCTAGATCCAGAAGGGCTACGTTTTCCGCCTCAGACCAAAGGATCGAAGGGATGTCCGCGAGTCGGGCCAGGTCGGCAGTCGTTAGGCCGCTCATCGGGGAGCCTTCGCGTGACGCCAGTACGTTTCCTGGTTGTGGCCGTCCTCATCGTCAATCCAGACGCCCGTCCCGACTTCAAAGACGATGCCGCGACAGAGCTGGCAGATGCTCCGACCCTTGCCGTTCTGGCGGTCGACTCGACTTGGCTTGGCTGGATGTCCGCTCATCGGGGCTTCCTCGGCTGTCCATCTGGACGGCAGTAGCCCTGATCGGTCTTGTGATACAAGTCCCCGGGCTCGCCCTTCCAAGGAGCGCCGTGCTTCGGACACGTATCGCCAACGGGCTGCGGAGCGGCTTGCGGAGCCTGCTGTGGAGCCGGGCCCATGCTCCCGGAGAGTGAGTCCATCTCGTCATCGCTGATTGGTGGTGGCTCGTTGGGGTCGGCGGGATGTGGGGCGGGCGTCACAGATGCGCCGGAGATTGGCGCGGGCCGGGCAGGTGGTGGCGCGGCCGGCCGGGCGACGGGAGCGGCGGCTGGGGCGGCGGGCTTGGCCGGTGCGTCAGTGGGTACGTTGTCTTCCATGTCCTGAGTGAAGATCCCGGAGGCCGCGAAGGTGCGGAGCGTGGCGTCAACGTGGGCGCGCTTCTCGGCCATCTTCATGATCGTGTTGGCGAGGTCCCAGGGGTCGGGGTTCTCAATCTGGCCGACCTGCTGATCTACGATGGCCTTGGCGTCTTCCGCGAACTTCGCGCCACAGCCACCCTTCTTTGCGAAGCACAGCCAGCCGCCGCCGTATTCGGCCTTGCCCTTGATAATGGTCGGCTTGCTGCACTGTGGGCAGATGCGGTCGGCGTTGCGGTAGCGGTACTTGGCTTCCCATGAGTTACAGGTGCCAAAGCCGACGCCGATTACCGGACCATCGAACGATCCCAGGTGCATGTCGCAGCGGGCGTCGTATGAGATCAGGGGAGTCGTGATGTTGTCGCCCACCACGCGAGAGCGCGTGATCTCGGCCGTCGTGTTGTATGCGAGCGTGAACTTCTCAGCACCCGGCTTACCTAGGCTCGGCTTATCAACTCCGGGGATGTTGCCGTAGTCCACACCGTCAATGAGCAGGGCGGTCTGCATCCTCTTGATACGTGCCTGGCCCTTGATAATCGAGGCCAGGTTTGCCTCGAATTCGGCATCGGTCAGTTCTGCAAGGGCGCGCACGCCGGTTGGCTGCGGGACCGCTAGACCGCGTTCCACGATCTCTCCTTCGACTATCTCAGTTGTCACCTTCGGAGTCCTCCACTCGGGCCGGTGCCATTCGGCAGCGCCCGCCGAACAAGGGGTTGAATTCGCTCATGCGAGCGCCGCCATCCGGCGCCGGTTCACGTCGTCGGCGTGGCATCGACGGCACGCTCTATTGCCCGCCGTAATGCGGGTGTTTTCGGCAGTCCACAGGTGCCCCCTACGACACGCCGTTTCTGTGCCGTACTTCCTCATCCACCCACGCCGAATGTTCTCGGCGTTGGTGACGGGTTCCAGGTGCGACGGGTTGACGCACCAGCGGTTGTTGCACAGGTGATCGATCTTCATACCGGTTGGGACTGCGCCGACGAATAGTTCGTATGCGACTCGATGGGCCTTCATGCCATAGACGCGGCCGCGGATGCTGCTCGTCAATTGGCCGTAGCCCCAGCCAGATAGCGAGCCCCGCCATCGCCAGCAGCCTTGTTGGTTCGCGCCCTTCTCCACCTTCTCGGAGAACTTGACAGTGAGCGGTCGACTACTCGGCATCGCCGTCCTCAACTTTCAGCGGGGCCATTCGACACTTGCCCCCAAACATCGGGTGGTACTCGCAGTCCAAACAGATCGAGGCGTTGACCGGCCCGGACGGGAACGAGTAGTTCTCCGGTTCCAGCCCGCGTTCGATGCGGTGTCGGTTCAACATGTCGTCAGCCTTATTCGCCCGGACGTAGGCCGATACGACCTCATACGTCCAGCGTCGGAACTCGTCATCGATGTAGGTGCAGGGGATGGGGTGCCCTACCGGGACCATCTGGCCTTTACGCGGGCCGGACTTCAACTCGCGCTCGCCAAGAGCATCGGGTCCGAACCCCTGCCAGTACTGGCCGTCGCGCACCCACACGAGGTAGCCGAATTCGGGGACCGGCTGGCCGGTGTCCTCTTCGACCATGAGCGCATATATCCCACCCTCAACCGTGCGAGCCGTTTGCTTCGGGTGCGCGGCGGTCTTCACATCGTCAACGGCGTTGCTGGCGAAGATCAGATCGGGGTGGCCGTCGACCTCGCCCCAATCGAACAGGGGCACGCGAATATGAGCCTGGGTCCGGCAGAAGGCCCAATCAAAGTGCGGCATGACCTCGGACGCGAAACGTCGGGTAGCCGTCTCGACTTCGGCTTGGTCGACCTCGATACCGTCGCGCTCTTGGACTTCCAGTGACGCCGCGAGAGCAACGTCGAAGTCCAGTTCGATGCCGGCGCGCGCACACTTCACGAGGATTTCCACGGCCGCGTCCACGCACGAGCCGAACGTGACTTTCGGTTTGCCAATGAACGGCATCGGGAAGTACTTGCGCTGGAACGCCTTCTGTCCGCATATCGCAAAAGTCGTCAGCGCGCTCTTACTCAGGCCCTTGCGGTTGCTCAGATCCTCGCGGACGAAAGCCGGGGCGGTCACAGCGACGCCAGCCATTCCAGGATCATGCGGTTTCGGCTCGGCGCCCAATGATCGTGGTGGCCGTCACAGAGGCAGCAAACCCGATCCTCGGTCGTAACTCGGCGCGTGCCTACCTTGATCCCGGCGTGGTGCCTCTGGATCGGTCCTGAGCAGGGTCCGGCCTTCGGGTCGATGTCCAAGGCGCGGCAGCCGCGGCGAGAGGGGGCGGCGCGCTCGTCTCGCTCGGTAACGGCCCAATAGACCCGCTGGTCTTCGTCGGCGCTCTGCTTGACGCGCCGGACGCGGACGGTGGGGGCGGTGAGTGCAGTCACTTCGTCTCCAGGAAGTAGCGCGCCATCTGGCCTGCCTCGCGGGGTCCGGTGCGGATGTCGTAGCCCAACTGTTTGAGGTTCCAAACGCGTGCAGCAGGTCGGGTGATGCCCAGCCGGTACACAACGTCATGGGCCGAGACGCCGTCCTCGCCTGCCTCGCGCAGCATCCGCAGCAGCGTGCGGACCTGGGTTGGTCGGTTGTTCATGCCCGCGCCCGTTCGATCGCGCGCGCGTCTGCGATGGGGCGTTCGGCTTCGCTGTACTCGCCCGCGCACGCCTGGTCCATCCTGTCGAGTTCCTTGTACACGGCTCGGTCAAACGCTCGGCGGAAGTGAACGCCGCAATACCCCTGGCCGCCGGGCGGCATGCTCTTGGCGGGGTGCCGGCAGGGCGATGAACGCCATTCCCCACTAACCGTCCCGCGGCACTGTCCTACGGCGGGCTGGACGAGCGCCAGGACTGTCGCCTCCGCTGCGGCCTTTCGGGCGGCTCGCTCTACGGCTACTTGCTTTTGTGCCGCCGCAACGGTGTCGAGGCGGTCCAATTCCGCGAGGATCGCGGCGATGGCCTCCTGGTCACCAGCCCGGACGGGTTCCTCAAGCATCGCCGCCGTTTGGTCGCGGCTCAGATACCGCCCGAACGTGGGCGTGCTCATCGCTCGGCCTCGGTCGTGATGACCACGTCCGCGGGGAGCGCGGCGTCCAAGCGGGTCTGCGCCCGGCTACCGGCTTCAATGGCGGCGCGTCGCAGGCGGTCCCAGAAGTCCACGGCCTCGGCGTCGCCGCCGGACGTGTAGATCGTCAGGTCGCCGATCTGGATAGTCTCGAACGGCTCCGGGTTACGGGTGTTCGTGTTGACTCGTGGGCTGGCCCGTTCGTCCATGAAAACGGAAACGCTGCTGCTCATGTGCGATACTCCTCAAGGTTTGATGAAGGTCCCGGGCGCTGGTTTCCAGGCGAGCGTCCGGGACCTTTTTATGGCGTGTAGGGCTGCTGGTAGGGCGCCAGTGCCAGCAGGATCAGGACGGCGTACCCGATCAGGACCAACGTCGCCGTCTCGGCCAGGACCGTCAGGACGCCTCTCAGGGAAAACAGGCGGGCAGGTTGGGGGGCCACGTAGCGGTGTGCCTGGCGGTAGCCGGTCATGACGCGCTCTCGTTGCGGCCCGACAACAGCAGCGGCAGCCCGCCACCGGCCATGAGATCGCCGACCGTCCGCCCATCCTTGAGAACGGCGTAGGGCAGGAACTCGCGTTCGAGCGTCGTGTCGCCGCCCGTTATGAACTCCAGCTTTGCCTTGATGAGCAGGACGTGGGCACGCCAACGGCGACGCCACTCGGCCGCCACCTTGGCGTCGATGTCATAGATGCGGCTCCAGTCGCGGCCGTCCTCTTTGCACTGGCGCTTGATGTCGTCAGGGGTCGGCTTGGCGATCGCGAAGCGGAATAGCTTGCCGTCGAGTTCGAACTGGAGCGTGTCGCCTTCCGGCGCGGCGCCCCATGCCATCCGGTCGCAACCATGCTTGGTCAGGATGCCGGTGATCTCCCCGCGACTATTCTGGACGGGGACCGCGGTCCCTTCGGCGTAGCGCTTCACTGCGGGTCCTCCACGGCCCATGCCAGCGTTCCGGCCGGTCGGCGACGAAGGCGCAGACGGTACCTGCGGGTATGGAGGTACCCACGGAGCCTCGCCTTTTCCTGAATGGTGAGAGGGCTTGTGTCCACCACCATGACGGTCCGGCCAGCCAGCAGGGCTTCCTTAAGACCCGTAAGGCGGTCGCTACCCAGCCGCTCCCGTTCACCGACAATCTGGATCTCGATTTCGTTCACAGCCCCACCTCGCGCCGCAGCTTGTAAAGAGCGGCCATGTGTCGATTGGGGACGTGCGCGGGAGTCGGGAGGGACGCCAGCTCCCGCGCATCGTCGGTGGCGTCCGCTGGGCAGAGCGCCTCATGAATGGGGAGCGGGTAATGGACCCAGGCGGGCTTCTCGGCGTGTTCCGGGTACGGTGGGTTCCACTCGGACTCCCGCAACGGCAGGCCGCACAGGTCCCGCGTGTATCGCTGACGAGCTCGGCACGTTGTCATGCGACGGCCAGGTGAACGGCTACGTAGGCCGCCCCAGACAGCGCCAGAGCACCCGCCACGCAGAGGGCAAGGCCAGAGGCGAGGATTAGCAGGCCCAGCGGTGTCAGAGGCAGCGTCAGCGCGAGGATCGCGCCAAGAGCCAATCCGATGCGCTTCATGCTGCGGCCGGCTTCCGGGTGTGGTAATAGCGCAGTGCGCGCGCGTTCCGACAAACTCGACAAGATCGGCCGGTCTTCGTGACGATGAGGTTATTTCCCTCGAACGGATGGCCGAGGCTGCATTGAGTCTTGCGGGCGTTCAGGGCGCCAGCGCCGACGCCCCGGAGGATGTTCTCGCGGCTGGTGACCGGCTCCAGGTGGGCCGGGTTGACGCAGGCGCGGTTGCGGCAGAGGTGGTCAAGGGTCAAGCCCTTCGGGATCAGCCCGTTGATCAGCCGATATGCCACCCGATGGGCATAGCCTTCACCGAATCTGTGGGCGGCCCCATAGCCGGTCGGGTACAGGCTCCCGCGCCAAAGCCAGCATGTCGCCGTCTTCTGAACCTTCGCCCAGAAACGTTCTTCTGCCCGGTGAGCCAGGAATGCGCAATGCATGGGGGCGGAATTGTGCTGGGGCTCGCCGGTTGTGAATCGTCCCCCGCAGAGGCGGCACTTCTTGCCTCGTTCGTGCGGCGATTCAACCCCCGAACGTCGGCAGGCGAACTCAACCCACTGGCGGGTGACCCCAAACGACCGGGCTGTGTCGGCTTCCCGATTGCCGTCACGGACGGACTCGATGATTGCCTGCGTTCGCGCGGATATGGTCATGCGGTTGCTTCGTCTGCTGTCTCAGAGACGGCAGAGGCCGCTTCGAGTGCTTCCCGGTAAGCCTTGACCCGGCCGGCATCAACAGCGACGGATCGCTCTAGGCCCCAGATAGCTTGCCGGGAGAGGCCCATTCGTGCGGCAAGGGAGACGATGGTGACGTTGGCCCTGACTCGTTCAACCTTGAGGTCTGTTCCGGTGATTGGCATAGCGCCATCTTCGGGCTAGTCATGACGTTTGTCAACTAGCTTCTGCCGTTTTGACGAATGGCACGTAATCCTCGCGTGCCGCGTTCGGGGCGCTCGTCATGCTGGCCTACATGCAACAGCAGACGGCCGCGGCACTCAGCACTCTCCCGACGTTCCGCTAGCCGTGCCTACCCGTCCCTGGCCTGAAGTACCACCCGATTGATGTTGCAAGCTAGGCGCGGAGGGGTAGGATGATTCGTGCTGGGCTTAGCAGTCACTTATGAGCCATCGTCCTAGACCCACGGGGCTCTGCTGTTTGGGGGTCCATCATGGACGCGCAATGTTTCGCTCTACGACTCAATCCTGACGGGTCCATTACCGCGCTCTGCCCTGCGCCGTCCGTCGTCGCTACTCCCGACCCAACGCAGTTAGTTGTCGCCACCCTTCCGCCCACCAGCACCAACACGACCACGGCCGCCGGCGGGTCTGATTGGCCCGTAGCCTTGGCGCTCGGACTCGGCCTGGCGTGGATGCTCCTCGTCAGAACGAGGCGGTCATGCCGTGCTGCTGTCAACGATCAGGCCATTACTGGCGAGAGCCGTTAGGAGAGAGGCTAGAGCGGCATTACCGCCACGACTACCTGTGACGGTCTGCCTCGTCGCGCCGCCCGCGCCATAGAACCCTACGACGGACGTAGCCCCGGCCAACTGGGTGTTGCCACCGGTAACGAGACCGCCCGTAACAGTAACGCCCCCGACGTTCAAGTAACTGTCCAACGTGGCGTTTCCTCCCACGTGGAGGGTGCCCAGGTAGTTGCCATTCGACAACTGAAGTGGGCAGGTGACGGACGCGAGGCGGTAGTAGGTGGTGGCATTGTGCGCTGATATCTCCCATGCGATCACTTCCACACGGGCGTAGCGCGCGTTGAGTGGCACGACGCTAGTATCCGAGTCACTAGTCCAGATTGAGACGGTGTTGCCGTATACGTAGGC